CACAGTTCTTGTGACAATCTTGAAGGTCAGGCCATACTTTTCCATCACATCTTCGCAGGTCACATTAGAAGTCATTCTTCCGATGTCATCTTCTTTGTCGCATCTAATCAGCCAAATTTCAGAACCTTCAACTGAAGCATCTATGCATTCGATTTCAAAGTTCAGGTCATCATGAACCTGCTGAGGGTAATTGTCGGCATAAATATATAATTCGCCAACCCCGGCATTGTCAATGTCTGCGGCATCATCTGCTCTTCCCGGCACCGGCTCTTCAGGCGGCAGAATAGTATTGCAAAGAACAGAATCAGTATTGAGATACATTGCATCCTCAAGAGCATCCAGAACCTTCTGAGTCAGTTCTGAGCCGCCAATTCCCTGAGTCACAACATCAAGCATTGTTGCAACCCCGGTCTGCAGATAGGACTCAACAGTTGCAACTGCATCTTCCATCGCAGAATCAAACCTTGCGATGTTCGACTCTCTTTCGGCGAGCACATTCAGCAGCATATCTCTGGTGCCTTCAGTCTCATTGCATTCATCAATCTGCTCTGACACAATGGTTTCTTGGTCTGCCTTCTGACTCACAAGCTCATTGTATCTTGCGATGCTCTTGCCAATCGGCTTGAATATGTCATCCCGGTCATAATCAGGATATAATGCCATCTTTTATCCCCTTCGCCTTTCAGGAACCAACTTGTTAAAATCATAGTCCCGGTATTTGTTTTCAGTAAAGTCTGTGCCATTCTCAGGAATGTAAAGCACTTCTTCCCATCTGCCTTTTTCCTGATTGACTCCATCCTTGGTGCATCTTCCATGCCAATCTTTTTGCCAGCCGATGTGATTATACACAAACCTCATTGTAACTGCCCATTTCCGCTTGCCGAGTTCATCAACAAAGGTCTCTGCTGAACCGCCTTGCATGAGCCAATGCCCCGGCTCAACTCCAAGGAAAGTTGATTTGTTCACAGTTGGTGTTGCATCTCTCAGGTCTCTTGCAATCTGAGTGATTGAGGCATATGACTTCTTGACGGTATAAACAATCCTTGGAAAATATTGCCCGCCGATTGTTTCTTTAGAAGCATCCTGCAGGCAGTCTTTCCATCTGCCGCCTTCTCTTGTGAGCATTTCACCATCGAATTCAAGGCTCTCTTCAATGATAGCTCCTGTTGCTTGCTGCTTGGAAGTGTCTCTTGATGAATAATCTGCAGTTATAAAGGCATGAGTGTAATTTGCGCCTGCAACCGCCTGCCCGGTTCCTTCAACTTTGACTTGTGTGCAATACAAACCAATGAGGTCAGGGAAAGGCTCACCGATTGCAGGCTTGACCGCAAACCTCTCTGACCATTCGCATTTGAATTTTCTCTGCCCCTGAATGCCCTGCTCTGTGAATGTGACCGTTCTTGAAGTATATATTTCAACTCTTGCCATCGTTCACCTTCTCAAACAAATCTTGGAACAAAAGAAGCTTTGTCATTCAGTTCTTTGAGTTGCTTTGTCTGCTCTTGGTTTTCCTTCAGAATCATCTTGTCTTCGGTTGAAGCCTGAGCAGTCACATGAACATCGGTTCTGGCAGGCTCTGCCCCTTTACTGAGGGCAACAGACCTCTTCCAAAGCTCTTCTGCGCCCATCCATTGAGGTCTGCTGATTTCCTGATTGATTTTCTGAATCCGGTTAAGCTCTGCCTTATAAACTGCATCAATCAATCTGAGCCTTTCAGCAGAGCCATTTGCAGCTTCGATTTCACTTTTGCGCCATTCTTCGAGTTGCCGGATGTCTGCTTCCCGATGCTTTTCAATGAGCCTCAAATATCTGATTGTCAGATTGGCATTCTTGGTTTCCCATGCCTGAACCTGTCTTTTCATGTTTTCTTCTTGCCTGATGGTTTCCTGAATTCGCCTTCTGTGCTCCAAGACCTGCCTTGTTTCCTCTGCTGCAATTTGCTCTCTTTTTCTTGCGGCTTCTTCGGCGGCTCTGACTTCTTCATCTCGCATCTTTTTATCGAGCTGAACCATCCGGGCTCTTGTGAGCTCATGAATCTTGAGCTCTTCATCAAGACTCTCTGCCTTCTCAAGCATTCTCTTCTTGTCAAGCTCAATCTGCAACTTGGTTGCTTCATGCTCTTTGCCCAAAGCCCTGAGTCTTGCAACTTCAAGGCTCTCTGTTCTTTTGATGGAGTCCTGCCAAGTTTTGTAGTTTTCATCGCGCAATTTAATGCTCAACTCATATTCTTCTTCTTTGAACCTTTTAATTTTGGCGGCTTGTTTTGCCCTTTCCGCAATAATTGCAGCAAGCTCTTGTTCATTTTTGATTTGCTGGCTTTCCTGCTCAATGATTGCTTCTTGTGCAGCTCTGATTGCAGCAGTTGCACCGGGCGAGAAGACATCCCTGATGCCCCTGCTAACATCTCTCACAAGGTCATGGAATGTTTCTGCAACCGATGCAATACCTGAGCCAACAGCGGTGAATATATTTGCCCAAGTGGTCTTGAACTTTGCCCATTTTTCATTCAAGGTTTCGGTGTCAATTCCGAGCCTTGATAGTTTTTCCCTTGTCGCATCCATTGTGGCATTCATGAAGGCTTGTTTCTTTTCCGCATCTGTGAGTTCCGCAGCAGTCTTCCCCAATTCTGCAGCATATGCAGCATAAGCGACTTCAGTCTTCACAACAATGCCAAGGTTGTCAAGCATCATTCTTGATTGCCTGCCAATACCGGTGACAAGGCTTTCAAAGCCATAAGCGGCATCCTTGCCAACTGCTTTTGCAAGCCTTCTGCCTGCCATTGCAAGAAAGGCCATTTCTTTTGAATTCTTGGCAACCCCAAGCAGCATGGCATTATTGGCCTGTTCAAGCATTTTCGATTGCTCAATGGTGCCTTTGAAGGCTCTGTTGAGCTCTTCTTGCATCATTGCAGCTTGCTTGGTTCCACCGGCAAGATTCTCAAAAGCAACAGTCAAATCTTCAAGTTTCATCGCCCGGTCAATGCCTGCCCTGATTTCACTCAGGATTTTCTGACCTGCAGCAAAAGCGGCAAAGCCTTTTGCAACCTGAGCCGCCATTGAAGAGCCAAGAGATTTGAATTGAGCTCCAACCTTCTCTGTGAAGGTTATTGACCTTTTCTGAGCTTCGAGAAGCCCTGCCTGAAGCTTCTGTTGCCTCACAGTCAATTCAAGATATGCTTCACCAAGTCTTTCAGCCATCAATTAGCCCCCGGAACCTTCATGCCTGCCTTTCGGTATCTTTCAACGAATTTCTTCAGGGTCTGTTTGACATATGCAGGCGGCTTTTCATACTGCAATTTTCTTTCATCGCCTTCTCTTGGGCTGCAGAATGACAGAAAATTATCAAACTGAGCCGGTGTTAGTTGCAACATCTGTTCCATTGTCCATCCATATTCTCTGGCAAGCAATGCGAAACAACTGCCCCAAGTTAGCTGCTTGCCGCCTCTTGAGGGTTTGCCGAATCGCTGTCCTTTACTCCAGAAAGCTCTTCTGCGATGTCAAGAAATTCAGAATATGAGATTGCCATTTTGGAAACTTCATCCTGAGATATTTCAGGATGCTCATGCTTGAGCATAAGCCACAACTGGAAAAGCGATGCCTTCGTCCCGGTTGTGTATTCCATCAGTTCACTAATCAGGTCATTCTTCTTGGTGGTTGCAACCTTGTCTGCGAGTTGCTTGTATTGTGAGCTTTCAGGCGGCAATGCAGCAAGCCGCCTTTTCATGTCTGAGAAAAATTCATTCTCTGCAAACTCATGCAGCTCTGCCCAATCAGAAAGGTTGAGGGATGACAAAGTGTATTCTTTGCCATCCACTTCAACCTTGGCCTTCTTTGAGACCAGTTTTGACAAACCAGACATCATTCACCATCCCTTCTCAGCAGGTTAAAACAATTTACGGTGTTGCGAATACTCTTGTGACTTCGCCGGTGCTCTCAAAACTGACCGTGAATCTCACCTTGTCAGCCTGAGTCACATCGATGTTCACGTTCTGGATGAGAGCATCGAAAGACAGATATTGCAGAGGCAGAGTTGTATCTTGAATCTCAAGCTTGAGAGTCACAATCTGCCCTTCATTGAGATTTGGGGGGTCAGCCGATATGTCATCATCGGTGTCCCAATTCCCTTCAAAGGTTCCGACACATTCCCGGTTTCCGGCAATTCTGGTCTTCCAACCTGCATCGTCAAAATCGGTTGTCTCGATGGAATCCGCAGACAGGTCTGCGCTCCAATGGTCAATGCCCATGACAACCTGAGCTTCAGAACTCACCTGCCCCTCAACACCAGTTATGTGAGTTGCCATCCTACAAAACCCCTTTCACAAAAAGTTATCTGCAAGCCAAAAGCTGATATTCTGTCATGTGATGCCAAGCATTTTCAGGGTCTTTGACTCTTCGAGCTGAGACCCTTCTGCATCGCATGAAATTATAATCATCTATTGAAATGGTTGCATTGTCAAACAGGTCAAACAGTTCATCCGCTATTTCATCGACTTCAGCAACACTTTGGTTTTTCGAGAAGATAGAAAATTGAAGGGATGCATTCTCGATTTCCGATGTGAAGGTTTCTTCATGAGGAATAAGAATCCATGTCCAAGCAAGATATGGAAACACCGTATCTTGCGGGGCATTATCTGCATAAAACCTTTCATCTCCAAGAAGTGCCTTCAATGCAACACTTCCGTTTATATGGTCATAAATTGCTTTGTCAAACTGTGTTTGCATTTATATCAGCCCCTTCAGCATCTTCACAATCTTTGGTGAAACCTGCTTGAAAGCCGGTCTCAGAAATGGCCTTGCAGCCATCTTGCTTGTTCCAATCTCAAGCCAATACCCATAGTCAAGATTGGTTCCAATCAGCCTTGTCAAGGGGTCTGGTGCCTTGTAGTGAATTGAAGCCCTGAGCCTGCCGGTCTGAACTGCAGGGGCTTCACCGGGGGCAGAGCTTCTTGTAATTCTGCGCTTGCCCTTGTATCTTGTGCCGGATTTGGGCTCTCTCATGAGCTTCTTGATTTGGTTTGTGACCATGATTGCGCCTTTGGTGAGCACAGTTCCTGTCTGTGCAACAACCTCAGAGCCAACCTTTTTCCCCAACCAGTTCAGTTTTCCCGGCATTTACTTCTGCTCCCAAAGAACAAGCTTCCAATGGTGTTCATCGAAGTTCCATTTGTCAACATGAACGATGTCAAAATATCTGTCTTCAACACCATCATTGAATTTAACCCGGTGCTCACCC